TAAGTAAATGTTAAAGATGTATTAGATGGTGTTTCACCTAAGTTTGGATTATTACCTGTTACAACTCCTATAGCACTTGGAACATCAGCAAGGTTAGTTCCGTTGATTGTTACACCAGCTTGTTCTACAGGATCTACATTTGAACCAGAGTTACTGAATCTAAATAATCCATTACCAAAACAAGCTTTATATGTCTGAGTATCTTCGTCAAATTTAGTTGTAAACTTTTTGTTAGTTCTTATGTATTCAGCAACATATGGAATAGGTATTGAAGATGTAGTTCCACTAGCATCGCCTTGGTCATAAGCACTTGTTCTTGTCGGGTCGTCTGAGTAATGAGTTTGTTTTAAAATCTTATCTTGTGCTAGATAATCCACTTCATACCATGTTTGACCAGCACCATCTACACAACTCATTACTTCAATTAAATCATCTTCACCTAAGTCTAATTCTAAAAACTTAGTAGGAGATGTGATGTTAAAAGTTTTTGTTTTTGTTTTACCAGAAATAGCTCTAACAAATCTTGTTAGGGTATAAGAACTAGCTTCACCATTACTATCAAGTATTGGAGCACTTACAGCAGGATCGCCTGAACCACTTGATGTGAAATCTATCTCATCGGTAGTCTCAAAAAGAATCTCAGAATCTACATTAGAAGCAATCTGTAATCCACTATCTATTGAAGATGGAGCTTCTCCATAAAGTGGTTCACCAGTTGTACCATCAGCATTTATTGTTGTTTCTACTTTTAGTTTAACAACTGATGGAGTTTTGTTTGGAGTTTTATATCCAAGAAACTCAGCCAATCTACGAACATTTCTTTTCTCTGTTGCTGTTGCTAACAGATTTTCTTTGTAGTTATAATCTATATAATAAGAAAGTACATCACCCACATAACTTGATAACTCTATTAACATCATACCAGGTGATGTTTCGTTAAAGTCTTTGTATGTATCAGGAAAATAAGATTTAGTATACTCTATCAAATCAGCTTTTATAGAACTAAAATCTTTACTTGTATATTGTACATTCGTTGGTTTTATTTTTTGTTTTTCTGTATATGCCATTAGTATGCTCCATTACTTGTACTGCTTCCAGCACCTACACCATCAAATGTAACCTGAACACTTTCTAAATTATTTGGTGCTCTTCTTATGTTAAAATCTATATTAATATTTACTTGATTCAAATCATCTCTTCTATTCACTTGAATGTTTCTTAAATCTACAAAAGGTAACCACCTACTGAAAACATCAACAATGTTATTTTCTATTTGTATCGTGATATCTTCTGTTAATGGCTCAAAGATAAGTGACCTTAAATCCATACCTAAGTTTGGTTGGAATACTCTTTCACCTCTATGAGTTTGTAAAAGAAGTTTGATATTATTTTTTATAGACTCTACAGTAGTCTTTGTGGATTTAAAATATCCATCACCACCACTAACTCTACCAAAAGGAAACTCTATCCCTACGGAGACTCTTGTATCTTGGTCTTCTACAAATCTATCTTTTCTTCTATCAAGTATTGCCATTATGCTTCCTTAACATTTATTAACTTAACTTTAGATTTTCTAACATTAGTATTTACAGTAGGTAACCCAACCTTATTTGATGTCTCACTTATCTGTACAACACCAGTTACAGGTGCCGTAGATACACCAGCAGCTGCTACGACAGGAGCACCAGGACCTGCTACCACACCACCATTGACTAAGGTATTTATTTTACCAGGTAAAATGTTATAAGGTGCTTCCATCTCTGTAATATTAAAATCTTGTTTAACGATAAAATCTATTATAGCATTTCTTAAATCTTCTGCTAAGTCATCTACCTTTTGTTTAGATTCTTTAGTAGCATCAACAAAATCTTTACCTAAGTTTTTCTCAAATGCTTGATATATGTCGCTCTTAAGCCCCATTTCTAAACTTGTCCTTTTCTTCTAACTTATTCATTACTGCTGAATAATCTTTGTTTATAGCATTTGATAAAAAGTCAGGAAGTCCTTGAGTATTATCTGTTACAGATTGAACTTCTGCTTCTTTTTCTATATTTTTCCATTCACCACTATGAGCAGTTTCAGCTAAGATATCATTTAGAATAGAATCTTTTGTCATCGGAGCTGCCGGATTAGGTTTCACGGCGGCTGGTGCTGGCACTTTTGGAGATGGAGATGCGGTAGGTTGTGGCGCTCTATCTTCAACTATACTATTAGAACTAGAGCTAACTAACACTTCATCTAACTTTTTTTCAAGTACAGAAAATTTATAATCTAACTCTTCTCTAACTACTTCTCTTATTAATTTCTTAAATATATTAACCTTCATTTTAACTCCTATTCGTTTCTATGAAATGGTGTTTACTTAAAAATGGTGTTACGCCATCTTGATAAACTCCATTATCATCTTGTTGTCTTTCTTCTAACGATTGTATTATCTCTGTTAAACTTTGTACAGAATTAACTAATGGTCCTGATGCTACATTTAAAGGAGCTCCAGTCGCATCCACTAATGGTAATGGAACACCTTGTACGAGAGCATGGGCATTACTTAATATGTTTAATACTTGTTCTAATAATATTCTCAGTTGTTCTCCTAATACTATAGGTTCAGTTTTTTGTTTAGATTGCTTCCCTAAATAAATATTCCGAGATTCAATAACTGAGAATCCTTTATTAGTAATAGTTATATTTCTTCCAGCACCAAAGTTTATATTACGATATGCTGACATTGTTAAATCTTCTTTTTTAGAATCAAATGTAATCCTATCAGAAAACATTATTACTTGGTCAAACTCTGTTTGATTAATAGGAGATTCTTGTAACCTACCATATTCTATATTAAATACATCCTCTCTCGGTTCTCCTATTTCATCGTTACCAAAGTTTATACGATAGCCAGGATATTGACCTTCTGCTAAAGTTTCTTGTTCTTCAGCTATTCTTCTATCACTTGATAATGAATCAAAGTTATTAAAAAACTGATTAATAGAACCAAGTGATAATAAACCAAACACAGAACCATTGTTTTCATTATGATTATTTTTTATAGTGATATATGGATTAACAAACCTACTTCCTATCTGTATAGAGTTATTATGTCTACCTTCAAATACCATATCAGAATAAACCGATTCTAACTCTGCTTCAGAACCTATATCACCTACTCTTGTTTCGTATGGAGCATCCAACTCATATATCTTTTGTTTTCGTGTTTTCTTTACATTTGTTTTTTTATAATTTACATTATATCCATTTACATCATCTTTTCTATTATCAATAGCTATTTTACTTTTTAAGTTGGTATTTAAGTTCGGATTAAAAAAAGTATCAGGAGTATAGTTTGGATTATTAGTTGTATTTAAAGGACCTAAATAATAATAGGTATTACCTATCTTCGTGTATATTACACTATCCCCTCTTGCTATAGAATCAGAAAATCCTCTAAGTAAAGGTTGACATACTAAACTATTTTTTAGATATCCACTTTGTAATGTACCTTCAAAAGTAGGTTTTACTAAAATAAGTTGACTTACATCAGATGGTATCTTTGAATATGAAATACCAGCAGATAATAAATCATCTATATTATTTATAGCCTGTTCTACATGACCATGATGAAAACTAAACTCAGGTAATGTTGTAGAATCTTGATTAGCTACACCTAACTCATTTACCTTTTGTGGATCTAATCTTATATGATGTGCCATTATGAACTACCATACTTCTGTCTTATCTCGGTCATATCTACAGGATCTTTATCAACTATATCATCTCTCTTCTTTTGTAAGTCTTCTGCTACATCTTCAAGGGAAGCCATTAGTTGTTCTTTTTCTTCTTCAGTTAACAAACCAACATCACTTTCATCTACAGTTTGTTTAGACATTATCCTCTGATATAGAGTAGCTAGTTTAACAAGGTTATCATCATTTTTGATACCAACATCCATCAACTCCTTGATAATAGGACCTACTATAGCGATATCCTCAATACCTTGTATGTAACCATGTACTTCTTGGATTAACAAGTCAATTTGAGTTTTCTTTAGCTTGTTATTCTCGTATATCTCTTGAGATAAATCCGAGAAGTTTTTATCACCGAATATCTTAAAATCTTTTTCCATACATATAAATATAGTATGGTTACAATATTACACCAAAGAACCTGTATATCTTAGGTTATCTATGTGACCTCTTGTAAGCACTTCTTCTTGGATTTTAGGATATATTTTACGAAATGTATTCGTAATCTGAGTTATTTTAGATGTTTTAACATCTGTCATTTCACGAATCATTATATAGATTGCTTTCTTATTAAAATTATCTATGCTATCTTTATTCTTACAAAGATATAATATAGACTCAGCAATCTCTCTGTCTTGGTCTTTTGGAAAAAGTCTTTCTATGTTTTCATCAAAGTAATCAATAGTTTTTTTAAACACATCATTAGATGGATTCTTCTTTATCTTTTCATCTTCTGTACCTTGGTCATATAAAACATCAATATCGTCATGTATCTTCATCTTCTTGTAGTTAGCGTTATTATTTAGGATAAGATAGTTCTTTGCTACTACAGAGAAATAACTAAATGCTTTACTTCCTTTAGTTTCATCAAACTTATGCATGTTAATGACAAGGTTAGAAACTACCTCTTCTTGTAAGTCTCTAAACCCATAACTAAAATAACTAAACTTAAAAGTATTAATTA